TAGGCTATTTATTATGCTATTCAGTTATAAACAATTGCTTTACTACTGACAACTAATAGTTGATAGTTGCGTGTATCCACCATTACACGCTATGGAGATGTACGGATCACCTCAATCTTTAGCGACTAAATAAACAACTGCACCACCTAATAAGATATTTAATAATTTACTATTTCGTTGTTGTGCTTTCGCTTTTTTGATTTCGTTCTTCTGCTGTTCTAAGTATATCTCGGCTTTGACCAATGATAACTTTTGCTCGTTCAGCATCTGTTCTTGCTTTTGTAGTAAGTTCCGTGCTTCTGTCAACTGCGTTTTCTGTTCTTGTATTAAGTTCAATGCTTCTATCAATTCGTTCTTCTGTTCGCTCGTTGAGAGTTTGGCTACTTTCAACTGCATCTCTAGCTCGTTGATTGTATTCAATTGATTGTTGATTGTACTCTCTAACGTGTCGAAGTTCGTTTTGAGCGTTGCGTATTCCTGTGGTGTCAATGTTACTTGCTCTGTCGGCGTAGAACCATATACAGGCAATGATACAAAAGACAATGCAAATAGGAATAGAGATGTAATGAGCGTGAATAAAGTTTTTAATTTTGTCATTCATACTTCCCCCTAGTCATACATATAGTTGACATCAACTTCTTTGTCAGCTACCATTCCGCAATCACTATATTGCCATATTCTGATATTTGGATAATCACATTGTGAATCATATTGTGCACACCATACAGAAACGCTTGGCATTTGACTATAAGCATATGTTTCATCCCATAATAGGGAATATCCACTATATATACCTACATTTTGAAATCCAGCACTCCATAATGTGTTTACAAACCGACTAATGCAATTCGTCATTCCTTGGCTTGTTAATGCTCCAGCATTAATCATATTACGTAATTGACGATGTTCCTCGTAGTCATACCAAATACCAGCTTGCAAATGGTAATCCGTATACCCATAACTGTTGAGCGTGTTAATTACCCATTCCGCCTCTTGTACTGCGGTGGCCTCGTCGTATGCATGACTAAAATAATAGACGCCCACTTCAAGGCCTGCACTTAATGCTGCAGTGATGTGTTGTTCAAAGAATTCATCAACGTTATAGTTTTCACCTAATTTTATGATTACAAATTCATTGCCTTCTTCTTTTGCTTGCTGCATGTGTGAATCATCATAGTAAGGTGTTCCGTTTTCGTTCTCTTGCCATGCTGAAATATCAAATCCTTTTTTCATTCTTATCACTCCTTTCTGGCATGTTTGGTAATGGTGGTAATTTAGGTTGCTCTTCCAATTTATCAGGTATTCCGTTTCCGTCCTTATCTATCCATAAGGCAAGGAATCCAACTAATGCAGTTAATACTGATGGGATAAAGATATGATCTATGATATTTATTCCGACATTAATCAATTTATTCATATCATCAGATACATACCCTTGAATGAATACCATAATGTACTCAACTACTACCAATAAAATAGGCACTAGCATGGTTAATACTAGTACCCTTGTAGCAAGAACCCCTGTAGGGTGGAAGTTAGCCACCCTTACAGATTGATATGATTTTTTAATGCGGTTAATGATAGCTAACTTATCCATTGCCCCTCCATGCCTTTATAATTTCAATCGTATATTGAAATATCTTGCCGATGTCGATTAAGTCATCTTCTACCATTTCACGTAGGTTTTCAATGATTGACCAGCATTCGGCAAAAAATGGTATCAACATAAACGCATACGAAAAAATATGGTCTAAAAATAAATTGGTGTTTGGTATTGGGATATCAGGTAATGAAATAAATACAATGGATAGTATCATCCATGCCGGATATTGTATGCATAGTTTCTTCAATAAATCACCTCTTAGGCGCTCACTCATTAAATATCTACGCCGTTCCCCGGTTGTTTTATCAATATATTTGCCTTTGCCCCAACCATACCAGGTCAACGTTGTTAGTAGCGTAATAGGATTATTAGGCCTGTGATTATCCTTGTTATATCGCAACACTTCTGCAGCAATTCGTTGTATAGTATCCACAAATAATAAGGTAGTGGTTAAAATAATCACTACTCCCATGCTTACTAAATGTTCATGCGAGACCCCACTTATGAGCATGATTAAAATATCATTAAGAATATCCATTCACTCCCCCCATACCCTTATGGTTCTTCTTCATCTAAAGACATTAAATCATTGTGCACACATCCTTCTGTCGGACATGTGCCGTCCTCATTCAAAGTTGCCCAACAATATTCACAGAAGTGCATGATTGGCACATCTGATTTGATTTCGTAGTTATCCATTATTATTTGACCTCCTTAATCTTAGCCACCATTTCGGCATTGAGTTTTTTGAATTGTGCTTGTAAATCATCATATGGCACATTAGCTAACCGTCTACGTAATAACGCTTGGTCTAACGTTGTAAATCGTTCGTCATAATATTTGCGAATTTGTGCAATACGTTCCGCTTTTGTCGGTTCATATTCCGTTACTGGAACATCAACAAACTCACCATTTACATAGGCTTTGCCATTTGTAAATTGTTCCTGCATTTCACTATCACCTGTTACGATAACAGCAGTTGGATATGTTTGTTTTGCTAATTGTTCTGTTTCTTCTAATGTATCGGCATGAATACCAACTACATAAGATGTTTGGCGGATACCCTTTTCGTCTAATACAAATACATACATATTGTTGTCCTTTCTTGGAGGTTACTATGAAATTAATTGAGAAATTAAAAGGGGCTCATGAACGCCCCTATGTAGCATATAAAGTTGTAGGTTATTATTCTTCTTATAATGATGCTAAGGAGGCATTATGCCATGTGCATACACTAGATGATGTATATCAATCATGGTTAGAGTTACATTCATTAGATGTCTCACCACATACCATGAAAGGATATGAATGTGCTTATCATCATGTATCATCTATATCTCACCGCCCAATTAACGAAATCACATATATGGAGTTGCAAAATATCATATCGGATATGCTAAAGAGCGGACTCTCTTATTCCTCATGTAAGAAAGTTCGCTCTTTGTTAAATCAACTATATTCATTTGCAATTATTAATGACTGGTGTTCAAAATCATACAGTCAATATTTGAATATTGGCCACAATATTCCTAAACGCCCACGCAATGTATTTACTACCAATCAAATTAACCGCTTATGGAGTATCAATGCAGAATTGCCTTTGATACTCTTATATACTGGAATGCGTGCTAGTGAATTAATTAATCTTAAAAGTACTGACATCAACCGCAAACAACGATATTTGAAAGTAACTTCTAGCAAAACTAAAGCAGGCATCCGCATCATTCCCATTCATCATCGTATATGGCCATTTATTGAATCTCGCTTATCTGATAAATGGATCATAAAGGAACGGAATTATGTTTCCCTTTCCAACTCCTTTAAATTAGCCATGAAATCCATCAATGCTAAACACACGCCCCACGACTGCCGTCATTCATTTGCTACTAGATTAGATGACATAGGTGCTAACTACAACGCTAAACGATTATTGTTAGGCCATGCTTCATCTAATGTTACTGATGGCGTATACACTCATAAATCACTTAGACAATTACGCAAGGCCATTGAAATGCTTAAATGACCAAGGGGGAAAATTTGTCCCAGAAATTGCATCTATAACATTTCCTATTCGTTTTAACGAAGTACTGGTAGTACTTCCTATGATGCTAGATGAACCAACTCCATGGCATGAGATGATGATTAGACCAAAGGCAATCACGGCTAGCACGTTTAAAATGGTAAGCGGTAGCAATAACACTAACTATCCTAAGTCTCGTAATAATGGTTGTTGGATTGCTATTGGAGTTTAACCAAGGGAGATATGACTGTAACACAGAATATTGGGTATACCCTATAAAGATGTCAAAATGCCTTGGATTTAGTTGTGTAGACCAAGGTGTTGGACGTAAAGCATTTAGCATTGATGATATGAATGGAGAAAAAGCACATGTTGTTGGTGCATCTGCTGGTGTTATTCCTCGTGTTATGACTATCGGCATTATTTAGCCAAGGGGGAAGAAAATTAAATTTAATCATTTATGATGGTAGAAAATACGATGTTCAATTCCCTATCTCTTATGCAAAAGAATGTATTGGTGTATTACAAACATTAGAATGGCCTGTTGCTATCGGTGGTGCTTCTGTTGCTTATACAGATAAACGAACTACTACAGGCTATACAATCGTTGCTGATGCATCTAGTGCATCATATAATAGCGATTTATTCTATGTTGCATTAGGAATTTAACCAAGGGACATATAGATGGACTGGATCTAGTCCAGAATGGATTTATCCAATCAAATTATCTAAATGCTTTTATATTGCATGTCAAGATATTGGTGGTGGTAGATTCTCATATGGTGTAGAAGATGTGAGTGGTGAAAAAGCAAAAATATATTATGCTAGTTCTAGTGCGATTCCAAGAGTAATGGTATTTGGCATTGCTTAATTCACCAAGGGGGAAGAGTAAACATTACTGTAGGGCGTAATATTTACAATGATGATACGATATACCCTATTGCATTTAATAACCAACCATCCATTAATGTTATTAATATTGCTGATACATTAGACCAAGATGGATGGGTAACTAGTGCAATTAAATCCATCACAAATTTAAAATTCACTTATATGACTGCACAAAATAGTGTAACTGGCATTAGTTGGATTGCTATTGGTAATTAACCAAGGGGGAAATGATAACGATACCCAAGCCTATTACGATATAGGAAGTCAACAAAGGCAAGAGCAATTTACATTTCCTATATCGTTCAAATCCAAGCCATTATATGTACATCCATATGCAATTAATAAAGTAGAATTAAGACATTTATCACGGATTGGAATTAGCGATAGTCAGATTACATCAACTGGATTTGCAGCGGTTATTAGTGAGAATTCTAATGTAATAGAACAGATTAAAATGAGGTATATTGCTTTTGGCATTTAAATACCAACAACACACCATTCAATGATTGAATCTGCTTTCAACATTGTTTGATAGCTAGAATGTACTTCGTACCGCATATCCGTATTGGAAATTCTTCTTACAAAAACACTTGCTCCTGAATTTCCCCAAAATATTGATGTATCACTAGCAATAATTCCGAATGTATGGAATACATGATTGTTCGTAAACGTAATCGGAAATATAACTTTATTTGTGGTGGTTTCTAAATTATTAGGATCTGATTGCTTTTGCTCGCCAGCCTTTTGTTTTCCCCCTTGGATAATTAAATTCCCAAACAACTTGCCTAAACAGATATACCACGCATTTACATTACTGAAATCATATCTAATTCCAAGCCCTGTTGCTTTCTCACTTTCCAAGGCATTTACTACATCCGTAGCGTTTTTAATATTAAGTCCACTTAAAAGCGTTTTTACCAATTGTAAAGTAGGTGCTTTTGCTAATGAATCGCTATTATCCACGCTAGTAATCATATTATTTACTTGTTGAATAATAGCGTTGAAACGATTGTCATGAGCAGTTGCATCAGTATTATGATGTTCCAACTGCTCATGCGTTACCAATGCCCCCATATTAACTGTTAGTGATACGTTTCCTGTATTGCTAAATATCATTCCAATGGTTAATTCTTGGGATACAACTACAGAGCCACCTGCTGCCGGCATTCTGTCTGGTTCAGGGTCTGTAAGGTATGCATATAATACTTCACCTTTATCAGGATCTTGTGCAAATAATCCAATTTCAGACATACGGAAAGCTTCCGTAATACCGGTATTAGTAATGAACGTATCAACACTTACGATTTTACCTTCTTGTTTTACAACGAAATTCGTAGTCTCCCATTTAGAGGAGATTACATCAGTTAGTGCCAATGGATTCGTTGCATTAACACCACTACCGACTTTAATTTTAGTAAATGTCAGTTTAGTTTTGCCTGCATTTACCTTTGCTTGCAAATCGGCACCGACATCCGTCATGGTTGCATTTGACCATTCTGCCATATATTCCTCCTATCTAACGCTATTATCTAGCGCTACATTAATCTTCGTTTTCTTCGATTCAACAGTGTAAGACGTTACATGAGTATTCAAATTAATACGCCATGCATTCGTGAAATCACACTTGATATTCACCTTTTTAGATACACCGCACCACCCGGCGAAATACTTATTGAAGTTAATTCGCCGAATGAATTCAATACCATCTAACCAGGACCGTACATTCTTGGCCGTATTAATAGCACGTACAAGCTTAGCAATGTCCGATTCACCAGTTAATGGTGCCGTAATGAGCGTAACCTTGAAATAATAAGGCTTACCACCATACTCAAACCACTCTGCAATTTTCGAATCAGAATATACAGTTTGTACAGCCTTTTCAACGGCGTACGGCGTTCCTTTATGTCGGTGGATATCAATTGAGTTCTTCACCAATTCACGCTTAGTAGCTATTGGTAACCCACTATCATAATCATCGACGTGTAATTGATACGCTAAATGATCAATTACACTTTCTGATTCAGTATCAATAGATGACCACAATAGCAGCGTATTCGTATTCATGAATTCTGCTAGCGTATCATCCCACGTTTTTGCAATGGCCTTAATTGGCTCCCTGTCGATTGAGGAGGGAAGATGTTCCGCGCTGGTATACTTATCACGTATCATTCTTCCTCACTTCCTGCGAACACTACGGCGATTGTATTGGATACTGCCACGCCACTTTGTTCTGCAATAGGAGTAAATACAGGCGCTGTTACTTCAACGCGCTTAATGCCAGATACATCCATGAGCATTTGTACCAATCGACTAGGTACTATATCACGGCCTAATTTAGATTTTTGCCATATTACATAATCATTGACCGCTTTATCTGCCTTCGCTTTTACCACCGTTGCATCAGCGCCCTTTTCGATATAGTACTTGGCATCAATGTTATATTGCGTAGTAGTAGGTGCTAATACAGTGAGCTTATCTGTCAAAGGCCTACGTTTCTTATCAGACAAGTAGTCCGTAATAGTCTTGAGTAATTCTTCACCTGGAATACCGCCACCAAATAACAGAGGATAGATATTAACCTCCCCAGGATGTGGGGAAGATACACCTACATCGGCCACAAGATGCGATGCAGATTTTGTGAAATACTCATAGGCACCTTCAGGACCGGCCACAGAGAATGATTCAGGAGCTTCATGAATACGCTCACGATAGGCTTCATCATCCTCTGTATCAGAACCACCTTCAGATAATGTAGTGTTACTCATCGTATCCACATACGCTATAGGGTCAATAATTGTACTTATTTCACCTTGTTTAAACCCATTACCTTGTGCACCTGTGCGTTGTGCTTCCGCTTTTACGGATCCATTGAGTTGACCTGGTAGAATTACCAAATTCTCAACAGTAGCAAAATATTCACCATCTTCTGTGGATATCCTTGTACCCTTTGGAATAATGACAGAATTCGTACGCACTGCTGACAATGTTGCTTGGATAGTCGTAGTCGCTTTTGTTGCCTGTAACCGCTCAACGGCAGCAGGCACCGCTCCAACGTGGTCCAAGTTATCACCTTCTGCATAAGCTAATAGATTTTGTTTAGCTGCATAATTTGCATCGTTCAATAATCGGATAATAATTTCCGAAATTACATTTAAAAATAAAGTAACAGGGTCGCCCTCTCCCAAGGTTCGCCCTGTTATTGTTGTGTAAATATCAAATACCTTCTGTTGAACGTGTTCTTTATCTGTGTTAAAGAATTCAACATTAGGTAAATCAGATAATCTCATACAGTCACCATCACTTTCGGAATCAACTCACCATTTTGTGTGGCAGTAAAGGATATATCACTAATTTTGGCACGTGGTTCGTACCGTTTAATTTGTTGGAATATGTCATTAGATAGATGCGCTTGTGCTTGATGAATAGGCATATCAATAATGCGACCATCAATACCAAACTCCCTATCTAGTGGCACACTACCACGAACAGTAGAAATAATCGTTTGCACATTCTGCAAAATCTCAGCGACTTCACTTTCAGGTGCTAGCGATATCCTATTGTCCGTAATTGGTTTAATTTCATACGTTGCTGACATGGCTAGAACCTCCTCAATATCGCATTAACTTTATTGAACTTCTGACCATATTGGTTTAGCATGGACTTTTCTTCTACAGTGTTCTTATCTGGATATTCTTCAAGTGTTAGCGATACTTCAATAGATTGGGTCTTCCCATATGCATCCGTGAATAGACTATCTTCGCTCATAGACATGATGACAAAGTAGTTTTGACTAACAGGCTTACCACCGATAATAAACGGCAATACAGCTCCTGTATCGCGATAATTTCGTAACTTCTTAACAGTACTATCTGGAGATTGTCCAAGCGATGAAGAAATAAGAATTTTACATGTTATTTGTTCTACGTCAGGCCCACTAAATTGTTTAACCGGCTTTTCTAGCATCAAATTGTGCTTTTCCCATCTAGCACTACCTGAACGCGTTACATCCGATACAGTAAGCACATTGTCTAATGCGGTATAAAATACTATATCCGCTAAATAACCGATATACATCTATACCTCCTATACTGGTCCCGATGTTGTAGAACCGCCAGACTCTACACCACCATGTACGTGATGGACCAAGGAAATACCATTGACCACTACATCGCCACCATTTGAATTGATGGATAGCGTACCACCAACATTAAGTGTCATATCTCCAGGAACAGTGAGCACACGTTTCCCATTATCAGCGCCATCTGGAGTTGGATCCGCAGTACTAAAGAATGTACCAATGATAAATCCATCGGAAAACCCACGTCCGGACCGATTAGGCAACATGATACACAATACTTGGTCATCAATTGCCGGCATCCAATAGTCCTTATCATGTGCTGTACCTCGATTAATGACAGATAATGGAGCCGTTACAACACCTTCTCTATCTAGGCGTGTAACAACGGCTTTACCTTCTTCAGGAATTGTACTTGAAACATTTCCAATGAATATCATATCCGCTAATGTGGATAATATATCAGTAGCCATTTAAACACCTCCTTATATCAATCGACGTTGAATAATTGGCCCCTAATGTGTGTGTTGCTTTCGTAATTAAATAATTACCATCAAACACTCCAAACCCTTCTAGCTTAACCGTAACCGATGCCATAATAAGAGGATTCCCAGGGAAACTAAAAGACATTGTATCGGCTTCCTTATTGGCTTCTCTTAGCTTCTTTTTAGCCAATCTCTTTGCCTCAGACTTATCTTTTACCTGTTCATTGACTTCTAATACAGCAAGGTACGTATGCCCCTTACGGTCAGGATCTTCAAACGTATCCTCAATCACAGTTTTCTTATCCTTATTGGTGTATTTCACATGACATGCGCGATATACCTCACGAGTTTTACTTTTATACGAATAAGATATAGCCCTAGTAATAATCAAAGGCGGTTGTTCGCCCTCTTTAGTCTGTACAGGTTGATACTGGCCACCTGGTCTACGAATTATAACTTTAGGCTTTACATTTTCATACTTGTAATCATCGAATATAATTAACTGTTCAGTGGATACCTTAAGAGAAAACCCCGCATCATTGCATAGTTTCTGCAAGAATGCGAGGTCTGATTCAGCACTTTGTGATGCATCTTTTAACGGTGGGTCAAAGTCCGCATCCCATACTAGCTTTAACTTATTATCTTTTGCCTTTTCTGTAGCAATCGCTTTTAGCGTTGTGGCTTTCCATGATTTGTCTTTCTTTTTCTCCCGTAAGTCAGTACTACCGATAATAGCGACACCTTTGATTTTGACTACATCAGGAAGGATACTTCCCTCGAATTCATCAATTTCAAATTTGCCGATTGGTAATGTAAATTGTTCATCCCCTAATTTCTCCCATGCTACGGTATTAATAGCGACTTCTAGTAATGATCCTTTCACAGGATACCAATCACCGACCCATAGACGGCCCCTATCCTCTAATGAGATGGCCACATCATCTACAGTCCCTGAAAGGTTATCTGTGAAAGTTACATCAAGAAGGTATTTACTAATATCGTCGGTGATGTCCTTTGACTCCTTACTCCCCCAATGTTGGTACCCAATCGTACACCATGCCCGCCGTGCTAATTTCGTTTGTGGCGTTAAGTCTTTCTTCCATTTTTGGACCTTAGCTAGGCTCTTTTGTAAGCTCATATACTATCGCCTCCATGGTGGTAAGAATTCAGGTAAGGAATCAGCAGGGACATCTGGGCATGTCAACACAACACCAGCGGAAAATATCGCCGTATTACGGTGCTTTTGATTGGCTTCTAATAATAGATTGATGTATCGTTCGTTACCGTACACCTTATAGGCGATTAAATCCCACATATCCCCTTGTATTGTTGTATAGTTAGTCATAACTCAACCTCCGTTGTCCGGCGGTATAGCTACGCATCATTTGTTCAAATTCACGCATTTTAGCGTCTAATGCTGACATAATATCATCTGTTGAAGAACCATTACCCGCGTTAATAACTGGTGCGAAAGTAATTTGTACAGGTGCACCACTATTACTAGATGAGGATGTTACAGGTACGCTAGGTGCTAATGATACAGTAGGTGCTACAGCTGACTGCGCACCACTCACACCTAACATCCGCCCGGCCGTTTGCCATAAATTCATAGCATTTGCACTACCATCAATAGGTACAATTACTTCAGGATATCCAGCTTCACCAATTAACGCAACTTCTGGAGATGTAATAACACCACCATTAGCATACGCATTACCGCCTGCAGCTTGAACACCTACAGTAAATCCACCACTAAATTGTGCCTTAATACTATCCCATGCTCCTGAAATTGCATTAGACACAGCACTAGGAATTTGTTTAATCCAATCTAGTACCGCATTATATGCATCACTTGCCCATTGACCTGCGGCAGCTACGAAACCGGCTCCCGCATCAGCACATGCATTTGGTAAATTCATAATGAAATTAATAACATCGTTAACCAAACTACTAATCCACGATGTGGCCGTAGCATATGCCTCAGAGGCAAACGAAATAACCGCAGCTACAAACTCAGCACCCAACGTGATCATGTACATGGGTAAATTGATTAAGAAGTTATAAATATCATCGACCATGGCACTAAAGGTAGTGACTGCGAAGTTATAACACTCTGTCGCGAATGAGACGACGGCAGATATAACAGCAGTACCAACTTGTACCGCAATCTCTGGCAATCGCATAATAATTCCTATAATAAAGCCTACCGCCATACCAATATATGTTGGTAAGTTTAACCATAGATTTACATAAGCAATGATTGCCGCTTTCAACGCATTAAATACGCTAAGCCCTAATGATAAAAACCCATTAATTACAGCCATAATACCTGATATAATGGCGCTCCATGCGGAACTTAAAGCAGAACACACGCTATCCCATATTGAACTCAACCCAGAACATACACTATCCCAAACAGATGTTAATGTAGCACAAATAGTATCCCAGTTAGTTACTAATAGGTATATCACTGCAATAATCGCCATAATAGCAATTACCCAAGGCCCACCTATTAATGCACCCGCTGCTTTAAACGCACCCATTGCCGTTTCTACACCTTTAAATGCCGTGGTAATTGTAGTAATACCTGATGCTAACTTAGTAGCCGTGCCATATAGTAATGCCAATTTCAAGCCATTAGTGACTACGGCGGCAATAGCTTCCTTATTATCCTTCATGAAAGTTACAACGGCTTGTAATACCGGTATCAGTGCCGGTAATATTTGTTGAGCAATCGGTATAAAGGCCTGTGCTAAACCTAATGCAACTTGCGTAGCTTCTGCTTTCAAGATGTTCATTTGAAGCCATATTTCATGGAGTGATTTAGGATCTATGCCAACACCTTTGATTTGTGACGCGGCTGCTTGTGCATCTGCGTAATTTTCAAAGACTTTAGTAAGCTCCATTCCTTTGGCACCTAATGTTTCAAGCATGAATTCTTGTCCACGGCCTTGTGCCACTGCATTTTGGTAGCCTTTAGCCATTGCATCCAACTGTTGATTCATAGGCAATAACTTGCCATTGGCATCGGTCAATGATACACCAAATTGACTGAGGTATCCTTGCAATGCTTCTGCACTTTTACCGCCACCTGCTAAAGTCTTATCCATTTTAGCGAATGACTTAGCCGCCGCTTCTACATCAACACCACTTAACGTCATAATCTTCTTAAATTGAGACGTCTCGGCAGTTGTCATATGCAGTTTATTGGACAATTGATAGAGTGCTTCACCGGCATTAACCACATTATCGATAATGGCACCAATACCAAATCCACCGGCGGCAACCATAGCGAAACTTGCAAGCTTTCCTGTAATACCACTTACCGCAGCACTAGCACCTTGCGCAGCTGATGCAGCACCTGCTAAAGGACTTGCACCACCCATTTTACTGATTGCATTTTGATGCGCTGTCTGACTTGCGATATTAGACCGCAACTGGGCTTGCCGTTGCAACATAGAATTTAGCTTTTGCTCGGCTGCAATTGCTGCATTCCTGTCACTAGCGTTACCAGTCTTTTGCGATATGGCCTGTAGTTTTCTATACTGCGCCTGTTGGTCTTTGATTGCATTAGATAATTTGTTGAGTTCCTGAGATGCTTTTGATACGGAGGAGGATAACCCGCCATCGAGTTTACCTTTAATGGCAATCGCCATTTCTAAGACTTTATTGGCCATTATTTTCTCCCTTTCATTGCTTTATTCTCGCGCTCGATACCATCACTAATGAGCTGAACGTGGACTATGAACTCATCCACGTCTAGCTCTCGAATGAAGTAGTCCATCGATGTGCTAGTGTATTTACTACACGTAATCGCACACTCGGTGAAATACCGTTCTAGGTCTGTTATTTTTCGGAATTGAGCAAAAAATTCTGTACCTCTAAGCAGATTCTAGTGAAGTCGGCAGCCGGAAGGCTATAAATATCATCCACTTTACATCCGCATACAGCAGCTGCTACATGTGCTTGATATGTCATAGATAACGCCGGAACTGTAATAGTTTTATCTTCACCCTTAGCTGCCTTTTCGCATTTAATTAATGTGTAACCGCTAATACCTTCAAATTGTAAGGAATGACCAGCTTTTACTAATTCAATACCCGTTTGTTCATGTGTTTCATTCATAGTGTTATGTTTACTCATTAGTGATTGTCCTTTCTACAGACTAAATACCGAGTGCAGCACGAACATCGCCAAGGAAGTCTGTGCCATCAGAAATAGAATCTTTATAAGCATATTTATCGATTTCACGAACCACTTTGCCATCTTGTTCTAGTTTCAAATATGTAGTTTCAATTGTGTTCGTTGCATCAATAGTATTACCAGATTCATAGGTGCCATTTTCTTTAGATTTAGCACGGCCACGAATAACGGCACGTGTAGGCACGATTACATATTTATCTTTACCACTATCCCAACATTGGATAGCACCACGTACTTCTAAGCGTACGCCACGGCCACCTGTAAGTCGGTGTGTAGTTTCTGTTGGAGTGTTCCATGTAAGTTTAGTTTCCATAGAGGAGTAGTGACCAATAACTGGCGCTTCTACTTCGCCTGCAATACCCACACCTTTTACAGTTTGAGTCATTACAGATTCACTAGGTAATTCCACTTTGGCAACACCTAAACAGTTGTCAGAACCTTCTTCATATACACGAAAGTCATTAAGTACTTCCGGTACTTGATTGATAGATGCCATGATTTATTACCCCTTTCTATACTGTTTGAAATAACGTTTTGAAATATGAAACATCATATTCAGAAATGCTTTCAATTTCTTGCGCTGGAATTGGAGGTGTACGGAATTTGTGGAAACGAATAATACCATTCAACAAATCTGTTGTAGGGTTTTCTGCTTCTTTAAACTCAATACGACCACCTAAAATGAAGCCACGAGAAGTAAGACCGTTAAGACGGATTGTTTCACTATCAAGAATTGTCTTGATATTACGTGGCAAGATAGGCATATCTACTTTTTGCCAATACGTTAAGATGAATGTTTGGTCATCCCAATCATTGAAACGGCGTACACAAATGAATGTATCCTTAACATCAGTCGTACCAGGATATGCACCTGTGTAGTTGCCCCAAGATACCCAACCATTGATATTAACGGCTGTCATAATACCTTGAGAGTTCAATAAGTTAGCTTGGGAATGTGTAAGCATAACTTCCTTACCATTAGCTAAGCACAACCCTGTGATGTTCATGGACTTGTTGGAAGGAGATAACGTAGGAATATCGCTATTGGATGCATCACATTTGCCAATAATGCCCATGATGTGCGTAGACATATGGAACATGTAATCGCCATTGCGAACCATTGGCCAACATACGACTTCAGATTCACCGGTATAGCTATTCCCTTTCTTCCATTCGTAAGCATCTGTATACTTAACAACTTGTGTAGTATCGATATCAACTAATGTTGTAGCGCCAAATAAGTTGTTAATAACACGAGATTTTGCTTTCATTACAGAAGCAACTGTAGGATTTTGAGAAAATCCAGGTGCAGCAATAAGACCAGGTACAATACCGAAATGATGATAGATTGTATCAATCAATTCAAATCCTGTTGCCTTTTCATTGCTATCCACACCGCCGATTACGTTCTTATAATCGAAGTTTTCTACATCAAGTTCATCGTATGTGAGGTTCAATGTAGTTGCAGAATCGAATTTTCCACCTTTTATAACAGAGATAATCAATTGATTCTTGTCATCAAATGCAGCCGTATAGTCTGTGTTGGCCACACCTGTTTGACCACCGCTAGATACTTGCAAAGTATTAAGCAATACTGCTGCTTTTACAATGCATTTCTTGTCTGTCAATGTAGCAGTTGTTGTAGTGGATTTCTTATGTTTAGCAGGATCCAATACGTTAACAAATACGATTGGAGCCACACCATACAATTTGAATTGTGCGTACATTGCTTCACATAATGTGAAATGTGTCCAATCTTCAGAATAGCCAAGTTGCTGAACAGCCTCTTCCCAGCTGTAGCAGATGATTGGCTTATTAACTACCGCACTAGGGTCTTCTGTAAGATGTACTGGTGCAGTACCGAACACAATAGGAAGACCTGCAGTAGTTTGGACAGGAGCAATTACAGAGGTAGCTTGCTCACTTGTTTTGACGCCATGATAAAAGGCCATTTACTTCACTCCTTTATAATTTTTCAATGCGTTTACATAAAATACATTTAATTGTGTGCCTTGTGTTCTCACATCAATCATTGCTTGGTTGAGTTCGTCCAAAGGTACAAATAAATGCATAAAAATAGGGTCTTCCGATTCCGGCAGTGGTGCACCATCGCTAAATACCATGAATTGATTTAGCCGGCTACTGCGGAACGAAGGCCCAACATATACAACAGGGTTCATCGTTGTCTCCTATTCAATTGCTTTATTATCCGTAAATATCTTATTTAGATTTCTACGAATAACAGGAATATACACTTCAAATTCAAGATATCCAACCCATTGAGGGTATGGTTGATCATCAGGAATTGTTGTATTAACGGTATTATCCTTAATTTCATATCTAAGTGCTACCGGATTATCAGATAGTAACCGCTCACGCACGACCTCTAATAGGTGATATAGTCCGACATGGCCTTTAGTTAAGGCTTCATCATAAGTAGTTACCAATACTGTAATACCTACCGTCGAACTATCTGCATCACTAACAGAGTACGGATGCACTACTACAGCGGGGCATAACTTGCGTTTGTCTTCATTCTTATCCACTCTTGGTAAAAACCCGCTCCATACTCGAATAGGGCTCGTGGTAACATCACTGGTTTCATTGAGCTTGCGCAACTCATTCATGAGATAGGCAGCAATGCCGTCTGATACGTCTAATGGTGTCATTAGTTACCTCCTAACGCGCGCTCTAATTCGTGATATAAGCGCTTTTCATACATTGTCATGCCTTCCTCTTGCATGACATTCATAACAGTTTCATTACCAAACATTTGCGGTAAAGCTGGCCCATATATTCCCTTTAACGGATATCTGTCCTTGCCTTTCCGTTTCATAAAAATACCAGTTGTGCTAACAAAACCATTTGGCACATTTGTCTCTATGCCTTTTTTAATTGATACAAACACACCTTTTCGCTTAAGTGATTTAATTTTGAAGTACTTTTGAGCGCTAGTATATTTACCTTTGATACGCATTTCTGCGCCATCATTCAATTTATTGATAGGTATACTGGCCTTTAAGACAGATACACCTTTGAAGACATAGATATGGCCTAGTGCTTTTATACCTGCTTTTCTTGCAGTTGTTATCGCACGTTTTGAGGCGTCTCTGTAGATACGTCGAACTCTATCTTCTTTCAGCCTTTCCAGTGCTTTTTCAATTGCTTCTAGTGCACTTGTATCAAGTTCTAGCTCAACCATCCGTCAACACCGCCTCTAGCTTCTGCTCTGAGTTCTATAGACACAAGTCCATCTTCTTCCGTTGCACTTTGAACGATGTACACATCACCATCTAATCGGAATACGTTCCCCTGTGATGGAATTTCAGGGATGTCTTTTAATTTGCAATGCACAAATACAGACACCCCGTGCAATCCGTCATTTGATACGTGAGAGCCATTCGACAAGAATGACTCCCTCGCCGTTGGCGATTGGATAACCGCTTTAGCTACTGTGCCATTTAGATTATGCCCTTCGGCGAATTCGTCTTCATTAAGGAATACATCGTCAATATCGCTTTCTAGGTAATCTCTAAATCGCATTATTTTTTCACCGCAGCTTCCGCATCAACTTCAGGTAATTCCATTTCTTCTTCCGGTTCATCTGGAACGACTTCCAACGGTTCCGGTACTTCAATAGGATCATCTTCAGCAGATTCAAACTTTTCAGATTCAAGCAAGGATAACGCAATCGCTTTCTTTTTGATGTCGACTACTTCACCTTTGCCATACATCTCGCCTTCATGTGCTAAATAACCCTTTAATACTCTGATTTTCATAAGTAGGTTACCCCCTATTTAGTCTTAATAGTTGCCCAATCGTCGATAGTTTCAGGAATCAATACGCAACGGGAATATACAGACAATGTTAATTCTTGTGTAGCCTTATTAGCATAGTAGTAAGGTACATAAATACCTGCATAAGTTGTAAATTGGTTGTCATCGTTAAGCAATGTGACTGCTGCATGTTGTTGACGGCCACGGCCAGGAACACCTAATACTGCTGCATCATCACCGATAAAGGATTTTACTTTGCCTTCATCGTCTTGATATGTTTCAAGATATGCGTACACATCGATATTCAAGGACATGATACGGCCAACATATCGAACTTGTGGAGACAAATATTCAGGTGCAAAGCTGAACATAGACATGTTTTCACGATTAGGAATTGCTAACATTTTGTTAATGGATGCATTATCAAGAATGTATTTTTCAACATTCTTACCAACCACTAATACAGTTGGCACAATACCTGCGTTTTCTTGAATTTTTTCAGAGGCCATTTTCAAGTCGCCATAAATATCAGCGCCGGCTTGGTCCCAAGTAGTAGTAGGTGTGATGTCTTGTTCAAATTCAAAGTCGATTTCATCAACTTGAACTGTTTCACCATCGTCAGCATAGCCTTCGATTTTGCATTTACCAGTAGTAAGCAAATCAGCCGCCATTTTGTTCTTACGATTAATAATTGTGCCTTGTAAGTAAGACAAATCTTCAGCTTGCATTTGTGCGGCACGTTGTGCAGGTGTCATTGTAGACACAATGTTTTCAGCAAATGCACGTTGATCAAGTTGTTCTGGGTCAATCACTGTACGAGGGCCCATCATAGGTGCTTCGTATAAAGCAATTTTGGAACCAGCACGTTTAACATTCACACCAGATGCACCACGAGATACGAAAGGTGCTAATGTACGACCACGTTTACGAGTTTCTACTGCGATTTTTTTAGAAGTTGCAACTGCTGGAACTTGAGGAAAGAAAGTATCAAGCAAGAAACTTGCCGGAGCTTTCATTCGTTCCACAGCTTGCATTAAGGAAAATGTATCTTTAAAATCAATTGCCATATGTAGTTCCCCCTATTTAATGCTAGTTAAGAATAAGTGAGCGTCTTTGAAGTCCGCTTCATGATCATTAATTTTGTACGCTTGGTCAACTACCAATACTTCACGATTAAAGCGACCGGAGATGTATACAGTTAATACATTGTGGTCAGTTGTTGCAGTAGTATCAGATACTACGATACCTGCAGGTTTACCAGTTGTTGTAATTTTTTGGAATGTGCCTGCGTTGTTTTCAAGCACTTGGCCACGTTTATAATCGCCGGCTGCTACTTTTACATTTTGAGTTAATACCGGTACACCGCCACCACCTAATAGGTAATCAGCTGCGACACCATTTACTTGTTCGAAATATGCCATTATTTACCGCCTTTCTTAGCATTCGCAAATGCTACGACTTCATCAATTGCACTAGCTTTTGCTACTGCATCATTGGTTTCTGGTGTAGATGCACCTTGAGGTGCTACTTGATCTGCACCGGATTCCATTTGATCAATAACTAATTGTCGAATTTGGTCGACCACTTTGTTATCAGTTGCAGGAATGTTAGATACGGCAGAGATGAAAGGTGTTACTTCATCTACAGTTTTACCTTCCTTAACAGCCACATCAACTAAACGATTGATAACTTCATTGTCACCTTTTAACGCATTTAATGCTTCAACGCGTTCGCGTTCTGCTGTTACTGCTGCGTTTTCTGCAGGTTCATTTGTAGAAATACCGAGCAAACCTTTTAAGCTTGCCATGAATTGGTTTTCAGTCATAGGTTTCTCCTTACTTGTTAAAAATTGTTTGATTTTGGCTTCATTTTTGGCCGAATACTTGCAAGATACTTTGTTTACGATAACCATTCCGTTATTCATAACAGCTTTATCTGTAATCGCCATATCTACTTCATCAATTAGGCCGTAGGACTTCGCCTCATCTGCTGTAAGCCATGTTTCATCATCCATAAGTGTATTTACCTGTTCAGATGTCAAAACATCGCTACGGCTCAAATAAACGTTTGCAATTGTTTGTTTAACACTCGCCAAATAGTTAGCCATTTTAGTTAAGCCGTCCGCATCAAAACTATCGCCTAGATATACGGATGGATTGTGAATCATATACAAGGCATTGCTTGGCATGATTACCTTATCGGCAGCACATGCAATAATCGTAGCTGCGCTTGCGCACAATCCATCAATGTGTGCTGTTACATTTCCTGTGTAAGTCTTAATCATGTTATGAATGGCTTGCGCTGCGAACACGTCACCACCACCAGAGTTGATGCGCATTGTTAGGTCATTGCCATTACAACTAGCCAAGTCACTCGCAAATTCACGTGGTGTAATTTCATCACCCCACCAAGAGGTATCAGAAATATCACCATACAAAATCAATTCAGATTGACCGGTACCATCTTGATTTACAAAATTCTTAACAGACCAAAATTTATTCATCCTCTTCACCTCCTTTCGCTTCAGATTTAGAGCCAACGGAAGGATTAACCGCATCAGCTAGCCCCATGCCATATTTCTCCATGAGTTGCTTTTCAAACGCAAGTTGAGCAATGTTTTCTTCAAGGTCTGTCCCTGTCATTTCGGCCGCTTCACGTTCACGAGTGGAAACGCCATTTTGAACACGAAGTGTACTACCGTTCATATCCTTAACAGGGTCAAGAATTGACATAGTAGGTCCAAACCAATCAGCATTGCACCATGCTTTTCGAATCAATGGATCATCAAAGAAACCAGGCGCTTCAATTCGTCCATTCGCTACAGCCTCCATTAGCCATACCTCATAGATTGGTTGACAGAAGTCACGAGCGAACCACTTGCGCCGTAGTTTATATTCTTCCCAAGCTTGTAACATTGCCGCACGGCTTGCAGAATACGAGGAGTTAAAGTTCTTCATCAATACTTCGTAAGGCTGATTAAGTGCAGCACCTACTTGTTTGATGAGTTGCGTACTAAATACTTCAAAAGTAGATTGAGCATTGGAAGCATCCACGCTCTTAACATCCACGCCTTTCGGTAAGGCGTTCAATGTACCAGGTCCTAAATTGTATTCTGATACATCGACTACTGGTTCTGTCGGATCATCAACACCGTTATCCGCCAACATATCATTTAACGAACCCGAATTTGTAACTGCTTCCGTAAAAAATAGTGCAAAGTACGATTTAATAATGGCAGAGGTGAGCTCTGCATTTGTATATCGATACACTTGCTTTAATGTTTCAATGACCGGAGCTAAATAAGGCACCCCTCGGTACTGCTCCGGTCTAGCATCATTACTGATTTGCAGTACATTCGGAATGCTTGTACGCTTGCCATATGCTTCAACCCTTGCCCATGAAGTTAATACACTTGTAATTGGTTCGCCTGGTACTTGATTAGATACCCAGTAGGCTACAATAGCACCGTCAGTATCAATTTCTACACCATTCAATATGCGATTCCCATTATCTGGGTTAAGCGCTTCAACACCAGTTGGGTCACCTGTAACATATGTGGAATTAGTAAGCGGATTACTTACACGATTACCTTCTATTAATTGAAGACGCAGTGTATATGGCATATCTGGTGTAGTTGGCTTACGTCTGAACACTGCGAAACTATCACCATCTGTGAGATATCCTTGATATGCGATGCTTTGCATGTCATATAAATTGTTCTTGCGGTAGATATCACAGTCTTTTGACTCGGCCCATAAGTCAAACTCAGCGCGAACATTACGAGCCCATGTCCTAGCCTCTTCTGCACTGATTCCCAAGATTTGAAACTTAGGTCTAGGGAACACATTCAGGCCTGCACCAACTGTATGAGTCGTACTCGTGTTGATTGCAGCCGTTCCGACTGGCGTATTGATGGCTAAATCTGCGGATCTATCACGCAAAGTTGACAGATTTGCACCAATATCAGCCTTATAACCCAGTTTTCTAGGGTTATATCCCTTCAATGACTTGTTATTATGAGAGGCTCCACCCTCACTATATCCGCTATTTTTAGCCCTCGGAGTGCCTATTTTAGCGCTAAATTTCTTGTTTTTTCTCGCCATTTTAGCCTCCTAATCTCTAAAAACTACCCGTTTTGACCGGTTCCCACGCCCATTATCGGTATCCATTCCTGGTAATTTGGCGCCTCTTGCCACTAAATCATCAATCATTTTTCTTACTTCTGCTAAATTTGCCCTTGTAAGAGTCCGATTTCCGATTGTATAGCTTTGGCCAGTCAATATTGCTTCCTCAGCTTTGACATACCACTCTAACCGTACGTCAATGAGCCTTGGCTTACTTGAATAACTTGTTGCCATACATCCTCCTAAATATCTGCTGCTTTACTAGCTCTACGAACACGTTTCCTCATTGGTTTCTTTCGTGGAGTAGTTACTGTTGTAGTGGAATGGCCTCCACCTTTGACTACTTCCGCTAATCTATCCCAGTCAGGATGGATTGAGTTCATACATGCTAGGTTATATACACGTAAGTCCAAAGGTTCATTACGAACCCCTGCAGTAGGTTCCCATATTTCATGGATAACGCCCTTACGTTTTACTTTCTTTTTGTGTTCTGAAATAATTCCCTTGAAATAGAGCTCGTCATACCCTCTAGTTCCTAGGAATTCTTCATCCAAAGGAAAATGAAAGTACTTAGCACCAGGCTCCTCGATGGCCAATCGGTTCATTACCTGTTGTTTTCCATCGTCAACACCTAGCATTACAAGCGGAATCTTACTTCCTGAAGCTTTACCAATCTTATAATTTAAAGGTATGCCAGGTGTTCCGGCCGTACCTTTGATGGCAAATCGTTGCTTGCTAAAGTTCTTTTCACAATATTCATATACTTTTGATGTGTAGTGACCGCCGGAGTCAATGAAAGCACGTGCCACTTTAAGACCTGTGCCATTCTTAAATCGGTATACCTTATCAAGCACCGCATCAAGTGCATCCCATGTTGCTTTATTGTCAGGTTCCCCAAGAATAACGCCCTTACAAATCCCCCAACATTCTTCGCCATATCCCCAACCGGTGATTTCATACTCTAATCGATTGTCTTGTGTATCGACGGCACCAGTTAGCAGTAATACACCGTCCGGAAGGTCTGCCCCATATTTCTCACGGCGCCTAATGAATTGTTGATAGTCTTCAAAAGCACCTTGTTGTGCGTATGATTCACCAAATCGTGTATTCATGACTACCTTTTCACGTGTAGGGTCGCCTTTAGCCTCTAGCCATTCCCTCATGATGTCATTCCAGGTTAGCCAAGGTGAAGTAAATCCATTTACAAAAAAACTGCGTATGCCATTATGCAACGCAGCCGGGTTTTTCGATATGTACTTTTGAGGAACTTTCCGCATTTCATCTTCAGAGAATGTAGATCCGCAATCAGGACACCGCCATTTCACATCACTAACTACTACAATCTTCCGACCTTTAGCGTCCTTGTGTTCCTCTGTCTCACATTCCATTTCAGTATGTCGTATCAAATGGTACTCACCACAATTAGGGCACTCATGTTGCCACTCTTCTTGCGTACCTGTTTGATACTCTACATCGATTCGTGAGCTACCTTCATTCGTTGGCGTAGAGAATAACCCCATTACCCTGTTCCAGAATGTTGTCATACGTTTAGCAGCAAGGTCTACTGGGTCACCTTCTGTACCCGCACTATCTGGAAAGCGGTCTACTTCGTCCGCAAGTAGCACACGCACAGGACGTGATGCCAATCCGGCCGGACTGTTCGCCCCGCACATGATAAGACGGCCACCAGGAAAGAGTTTAGACAAGATTGTGTTCTTACCATCTCTTGTTTTTGCTCCGTCTTCTGATTTCGTTTCGTAGAATACCTGTGATAGTACTTTCGTATCACGGATCATCGGTGAGATACGAGACTTTGAATAATCTTGAGCCAATTCGATAGTCGGTTGAATCATCATAACCGCACATGGGTCAAGATGAGCGTATCGACCTAGTACATTATTCATTATGTCCGACTTCCCAACCTGTGACGCTGACTTAACCACCACCCGATTGATACCAGGTTGCGTAAAAGCATCCATAATATCCTTTTGGTAGGGCGCTCTACTCGTTTTCCAACGCCCTGGTTCAGCAGAAAGGCCCTGTGATAGCATGCGATAATCGTCAGCCCATTGGCTAACACTGGTTTTTGGTAGTGGTTTCAGCCCCATTTTAGAGACATATTGCCACAATTCTTTTGCCGTTTTCATGCTATCACCTCCTTTTTTGCATTAAAAAAGCGCCTAATTTGGCGCGTTATCATCATCTAATTCATCACTATCCATGAATAATGACGGCGTATATTCACTTAATTCGGATAATTTATCCTCAATTTCTTGCGTTAACAGGTTGTATGCTTCCTCTTTTGTCACACTCTGCAATTGTGGCGCCAATTTAGTTGGCAATCCTAACAATTGTGTGCGCAAATTCACGAGCATTTCTGTCATAACCTGTTCTACAGTATCTGCCGAGTACACTTCGCCGTTCATTTTGGCCAACTTCAACTCAGCAATCTTGCGTTTCGCGCGTTCATTCTTGGCCTTTTCAACCTCAAATACCGCATCATCGGAACTGCTTACCTCTTCGACAGAAGATTGCCCCTTATATTTGACATAATTGATAACGGATTTGATAACCAAAATTTGATTTTTTTCATCCGTTGCTAAAACCCCTTCTTGAAGCAGTTGAGAAACACGTTGACGCGAGAGTCCAAGTGCTTTTGCCAGGTTCGACTGAGAGGCCGTTGCTGTCTTCAAATCATCTGTAATTTTCACTTATCAATCAGCCTCCTTTCATTACCTGTATCACTAGCAAGGTTATAAAAAAATTAAAATCTAGGCAATTTTTGGGGTCTCGGCCACCGCAAGGTATCAACCTTGGCCAGAAGGACCCATAAAAAAATATCCAAATTTAA